TCTTAGGAATCCTGAATTTTTCAAAGTGGAAAGAGAGTATCAGACACAGATATGTGAAACGCTACAAGCAGCATATGAGAAGCGTCTTAAAAGCAAAACAGGAGAGATTGCAGATATTCTTATCATTAATGAACCGCCCGGTTTCGGTAAAAGCTATACTGCAAGCACTTTTATTACTTGGGTTCTTGGGAATAACCCCAAAACACAGGTCATAGCAGTTTCTTACAATCAGACCTTATCTCTCACATTTTCAAAGAGTGTAAGAGAAGCAATTCAGGATGAGGAAATAAAAGGAGACCTTGATTACTATGCTGTAAAAAGCTTCTTTCCTAAGCTTAAAATCAAATACGGTGATGGAGCTATGGAGAGGTGGTCCGTAGAAGGTTCTTATATGAGTTATCTTGCCACGAGCTTTGATGGAAGTATTACAGGTATGAGAGGGCATATCGGTATTATTGATGATCCGCTTAAGAATGCAAAGGAAGCTGTAGATGAAAACAAAAAGGATGAAATATGGAACTTTTATAAGAACACTTTTCAATCAAGAATGCTTGATGGTGCTTTAGTAATAGTAATTCAGACAAGGTGGGCGAGCGACGATCTGGCAGGAAGACTGATGGCAGAGTTCCCGGGAAGATGTTATGAGCTAAAGCTTACAGCATTAAATGATGCTGAGGGCAGTATCTGTGAAGACTTGTACTCTACAAAGGACTTACAAATGAAGAGAGCCACACTTGATGAGGACATATGGCTTGCTAATTATATGCAGGAGCCTGTGGATAAAAAGGGTAGCTTATATGGAATATTCAAAACATATGATGTTATTGATACTGACAAAGCAGAGCGAGTGATTGCATATGTAGATACAGCTGACACCGGAGCAGATTATCTTTGTATGATAGCTGCTGCCGTAATTGAAAGATATGGCTATGTACTTGATATTTATTATACTGACGAGGCTATGGAAGTTACTGAAAGGGAAACAGCAAGAAGATTAGCTTTTTGTGGTGTTAGAGATTGCCTGATAGAGAGCAACAACGGAGGAAGGGGCTTTGCAAGGAATGTAATAAGATTTTTAAAGGATTTAAAGGCTTTTAAATGTATGGTTACATGGTTTTCACAAAGTAAGAATAAGAAGACCAGAATACTTGCAAATGCAAGTAATGTAATGGATCAGATTATAATGCCTGAAGACTGGGAAGCAAAGTTTCCGGAGTTTGCAAGGCATGTAAAGAAGTATCAAAGGAAAGGCAAGAATGATCATGATGATGCTGAAGATACACTTACAGGGCTTGTGGAGTTTATTAATGGTGATGTTAAGGGCAAGAAGAAAGCCAGACTTGGAAAGAAATCAACACTTAGAATGTAGGTAATATATGTTTTATTTTGATATGAATGAAGTTATTGATGAGGATTTCATAACGAAAATAGTTAATAAGTTTAATCTTGAAATGGTAGGGCATTATCAGATGCTTGACAGATACTATGAAGTTAAAAATGATGGTATTGCTAAAAGGTTTATGAAAGGGAAAAAGCCTGATAACAAGCTTTTTCATGGCTTTGCAAGGTATATAACAAATATGGCTACATCCTACTTTGCAGGAAGACCTGTTGAATATCTGATAGAGGATGAAGAGTATAAGAAGGTACTGCTACCATACCTTGATGATGCCTACAATTTTGATTATGAAATTTCAAAGGAAGCCAGTAAAAAAGGGATTGCTTATGAACTGTTATATATAACGGAAAAGAGTGAGCTTAGAAGCAGGCAGTACGGAGCAGAAGAAATAATTCCAATATATTCAGCATCACCGGATGAGTTTCTAAACGGGTTTATAAAGCTTTCAGCAATATATAATCTTGACGGATATTTAAAAAAAGAAAGAGCCACTGTTTATGATAAAACAGATATATATGAGTTTGAAAGAAGTACAGGCAACGGAAGATTTTCACTTGTAGATATAAGAAAACATTATCTTAATGATGTGCCTTTAATTGTCTATTGGAATACACAGGAAATGAACTCCGACTATGAAGGTGTCATAAGCCTTATAGATGCTTATGACAGAGCGGAGAGTAATACTGCCAATGATATGGATTACTTTACGGATGCATACCTTTTGATAAAAGGAGCTGAAGGTGGACTGGTAGACGAAGAGGGAGAAGATATTTTACTTAGTGACAGTGATGAGGCTCTAAAAAATAAAAGGATTATGTATCTGGATGAAAAGGGAGATGCAAAGTTTCTTGAAAAGGATGGTGACAATTCTTCAATTGAAGAGTTTAAGAATCGTATTTTTAAAGATATTTTCTTTGTGTCTCAAGTGCCGGCATTGACTGATGAAAGTTTTGCCGGGGATATATCAGGCATTGCTATAAAGTACAAGCTTATAGGACTTGAGCAACTTGCAATAATGAAAGAAAATAGAATGAGACTTGCAAAGGCAAAGAAAATAAGCATGATTACAGACTGGATCAACTGGAAGAAGTCAAAAAATTATGATGCATCTACTGTAAAACAGAAGTATACAAGAAATTTCACTGAAAATATTTCTGAAATTATTGATAATGTTACGAAGCTTACAGGTGTAGTAAGCAAGAGAACACAGCTTGATATGCTGCCACAGGACATAATACACGATACTGATAAGGAACTTAAAACTATAGAGGAAGAGCTTAAGGAAAGCGAAGGGTTTTTCATGGAGCCGGTAAGCTAAATGTATGAAGAAAATAGATTACTGGGAACAGAGGGCAATAAAGGATAAAAGGTTTGCTACAAATAAGACTGAGGAGTATATAAATTCAAGACTGAAAAGAGCATATACAAAGGTGTCTAAGGAGCTGGAAACAGAGATAGATGAAATGTATAAAAAGCTTGATAAGAGTAGGGCTTTACTATCGCAGAGCAATGAAAAGCTTTTAACCAGTTCAAAAGCAAGTGAGATAAGAAAACTGCTTAAATTACTTGAGGAAGAGAAAAGCAAACTTGAAAATGTAGCAGGTCTTCCTGAAGAGATCGCAAAAAATATAGAGCAAAATATAAAACTCATGGAAGAGAGTCTTAGACTTAAGTCAGGTAGTGGATATGTAACTCATTTGGAAATGATGAATGAGAGATTGAATTCATTAGCTTTGTCAGTTGCAAATACTAATCAGATAAATATGTATGGATTTCTTGCAAATCAGTACAAAGATAATTATTTTAGAGGTGTATTTAGAATACAGCAAGGCATTGGATTTGGTAAGGATTTTGTTACACCTAACATTAAAGTTGTTCAAGGTGTAATAATGAAAAAGTTTGCCGGGAGCAGTTTTTCGAAACGTATATGGAAGAATGCAAATAAACTTGCAACCTCTTTAAAAGACACTTTAACTGTTGGACTTATAAGAGGGGAGTCAATAGATCAGATGACAAAAAGACTGTTGACAAGAGTAGAAGCATCACAAAGTAGGGCAAGGACACTTATAAGAACAGAATCGGCAAGGATATATGAAGAGGCAACTAAGGATGCATATAAAGAATGTGGTATAGAGCAGTATATATATCTTGCTACTTTAGATAGAAAAACCTCTTTAATATGCCAAGAACTTGATATGAAGAGCTTTTCTTTAAAAGATGCTAAAGTTGGGGAAAACTATCCACCTATGCATCCAAACTGTAGAAGTACCACAATGGCAGATACTAAGCCTTTAAAAAGACTTGCCAGAGGAGCAGATGGAAAGAACTATGAAGTTGACGGGAATCTAAGTTATAAGGACTGGTATGACGGTCTTTCAAAGGATGAACAGGGACGAATGAGCCTTGAGAATAAAAAGGATAAGAATAGGAAGAGGGATAAGGAAGAGTATAACTTATACAAAAAACTCCTAGGAAAATCTATGCCGTCACTTGCTGATTACAAAGATTCTAAGTATAATAAAGATGATATATATCTTGATATTAAAAAGAGAGTATCTGATATAAAAAATGCTCCTATTAAAGTTTCGGATAAGCAATTTGGAAAAAAGATAGGAAAGCATGGTGGGTATGATTATGGGTTTGATATCAGGACTAAAGAAGGAAGAGAACAATATAGAGCTTTGATTGAAGATGTTAGATATAACTTTGATGAGAGAGCAGTTGGTGATTGGAGAAGTCAAGAAGAGCCGGTTATATTTTATATTAAAGGTGAGAATCTTGTCGTAACACAGCTTGACGGAGAGTTCATATCATTATTTGATGGAGGTAAGACAAATGCGAGGGCTAAGAACGCAAGAAGGTTCTGATTTTGAGAGGTTTTTTAAAATTGTACAAAAAGAAGCAAAAAGATTAGGTGGAGTTTTCTTTTCCGAGACAGGAGAGGGAAGAGACTTAGACCTTGAGGGTATATCAGTTTGCGATTTGGCAGGGTGGTTAGTTCCATTTGATCAGGCTGATGAGTTTGAAAAATTATACTTGGGAAGAAAAGATAAAGAAATATGGGATGATGACAGATGGGATGATATGTATATATTTGTTGACTACATACTTGATGGAGATAATGTGAGTGTGAAGTTTGATAAATATGATTATGAAAAGATATCTTAGCAACCTCATATTTTGCCTTTAAATGCAATTAGGAACTTTAGTGTAGAAATATTCATCTAAAAATAGTTAAACAAATTTAAACGGTGTTTAAACGTGTTTTAAATGGGGTGTAGCTTTAAGGGCTGCACAAAAATAGGATAATAAGAAGATTG